ATTAACCGGTACTGTGACAGAAAAGTCAACTAAAGTTATCGCTGATCTCCTACCAGGTACTTTTAAACCTAAAGTTCTAGCAATATTCATCACAGACCTTCTTTCTTGTGCATAGTCTATTTGTGTTTCAGTAAACATTCTGTCTGTATGATAAGATAACATGTCAGCTGTTGCCGCATTTAACTCAATCAACATAGTACCAATAGATGCGTCATTAAAATCTTGGTATAGTTCTGGGTAAAAGTGTTTAACGTAATCTACTAGTTCACCTCTAACATCAGCGAAATTTCTAGCGAAATAATTTATTTTTTTTTCTGCCATTTTTTTATAGTTTTAATATAACGAAATCTGTTGATTGGAAAGCCCCTGTTGTTACAACATAGTCTATTCTAATTATAACCGCATGTTCGTTTTCTTCAGATTTTTCAGATGATAATTCTGTTATTGTTAAATTAGGTATGAATTTTTTTATGGCTCCGTTAATTTCGTTTTTTATACTACTCCAAGACGGTTCATCGTTTTGTTCAAAAATATATTGTCTTAGATTAGCACCAAAATCAGGTAAATATAATCTTTCCCCAATGTTGGTTAATAACAGGTGAACTAAATCAGCTTTTATAGCTCTTTTAGGATCACTATTCATTTCCAAAAACTTATTTTCAGAGTCGTCTTTGAAAGGGAATTGTATGTTTATATATTTTTTTTGTGCCATACTTATAAATATCTGTCAAAGAAATTTACCATTAAAAAATAAAATTTAAAGTTAAAGCATAAAAAAACCTCCATATGGAGGTTTTTTATTTTTGTAAGTAATTAATTAAAAATTAAATTCATCAAATTTTATGTCATTCAAATCAGACTTAACAGAACCGATATTGTAAGAATCAATCTCAGTTTCTTGTGGTGCTGATTGTGTACCTTCAGAAGTAGTCCAAGCATTAATCCAATTAATTGGATTTTTTACTCTTTCAAAGATAGGTTCTAATTTAATCGCTTTCATTCTTTGGTTGGTTAAAAACATCATGTATCTTTTTAAGATTTCTGAATTTAAACCTAACATAGCACCGTCCTTAAACAAATATTCAGCCCATTCCATTTCTTCTTCAGCAGCGTTCTTAAACATTTCAATAACAATTGGTTCACATTCTTTTGCCACCTCCATAAAACCTTCATCTTCTTTAGTTTTTAAATCGACTAATAGTTTTTGGGTAAATCCTAGATGTAAATTCTCATCTTTATTTATTAATGAAATGATTTTTGAGTTACCTTCCATCTTACCGTTTTGTGCAAAAGCGTAAGAACATGCGAAAGAAACGTAGAATCTAATACCTTCAAGTATGTTAATAGACATCAAAGTTAGATATAATTTTTTCTTACGTTCTTCGATAGAATCACCTAATGAATTAATCATGTCATCATAATACTTAGTAACTGATACAGTTCTTTTAATGATTTGTTCATCATTTAGAATGTTATCAAAAACTTCACCAGGTACTGGGTAAACATTTTTAATTATATGTGTATAAGAATAAGAGTGTAATGTTTCAAACATAGCCCAAGCAGAACAAAAAGCTTCAACTTCAGGATTAGATAAGTCTTCTGTTAAATGATGTATACCTCTACTTTGTACACTATCTAGTAAGATTTGGTACTTTAGATTAGATGTGAAAATGAATTTTTCATTTTCAGTCATATTTTTGTAATCTAACCTATCTTTAGATAAATCAATCTCCTCTGGTAACCAAAATGAGTTTAATTGTTTTTTAAATAGTTCAAAAAAACCAACATATTTAAATCTATCATATCTTTCAAGATTTAAACTTTCTCCAAAGAAAACTGGTTCTTTTGTGTAATCAATATCGTTTTTTAGGTTAACTAAACTTTTTGTGTTCATATTGTCTTTATTATATATAAAAGGGTGATTTTTAATACCACCCTTAAATTTAGTTTATTATAATTTAAATGTCAAATTAAATTGAACAGGCTCCACCGTCACAACCAATCATTACATCATCTTCTTCACTGACGTATTTAATTTTTTTATGTTCTGAATGACTAATCATATCTTCCAATTTATCAGATTTATAATCTTTAGAGTTAGAATAATAGATTTGTTTACCACCATATTGATAGAAAGTTAAAATATCTTTTGCTACCACAGATAACGGTAGGTTGTTATTGTCATATTTTCTACTATCATAGTAATGATTAACAGAAATTCCTTGGTCAATCCATTTTTGAATCACTGAAACAACATTATTCATGGCGTCATTATCAAAAGTCCAAGAAAATTGGTATCTGTTTTTGTATTTAGACACTTCAGGAACTACTACAGGTAATGGTGAACCACTTTTTGATTTCTTAACAGTTATTAATTTTCTAGGTGGTTCAATACCGTTAGTAGATGATGATACAACGGATGAACTTTCACAAGGCATTATAGCTGTTAAAGTTGAATTTCTCATCCCATAAGTAACCACATCTTTTCTAAGTGATTCCCAATCTAATGTGTATTCTCTTTTAACTAACTTGTCAACATTCTTGTTATAGTGGTCTATTGGTAATAAACCTTTAGAATATTTAGTTCTGTCAAACCATTCACAAGCACCTTCTTCTTTAGCTAATTGTACTGACGCTTTAATTAAGTAATACTGTATGTGTTCAAACAATTCATCTATTTTAGATAAAGATTCTTTACTCTCATAATTTAAACCGTTTTTAACCAACCAATAAGCGAAGTTTGTAACACCAACACCAATAGAACGTCTTTTTAACATTTTCTTAGCCGCGTTAATCGGATAGTCTTGTTTTTCGATTACATAATCTAAAGCTCTAACTGTATATTCACAGATAACTTCTAAATCATCCAAACTCTTAATAGTACCTAAATTAATTGCCGATAAGACACATAAAGCAATTTCAGAAGCGGTGTCATCACCATCATCAATATGATTTAAAGGTGTTGTGGGTAGATTAATTTCTGTACATAAATTAGACATGTTAATTTTATCCTCAAAAGAAGAATGGTCATTAGCGTTATCAATATTCATGATATAGATTCGGCCAGTTTCAACTCTTTCTTGAATTAACAAATCCATTAATTCCCTAGCTGTTATTTGTTTTTTAGGAATTGTTTCGTCATTCTCATACTTAACATATAGTTCATCAAATTTGTCGTTGTAACCAAATGCATCGTATAAACCAGGTACATCACTAGGTGAGAATAAAGATATTTTCTCATTTTTAACAAACCTTTGGTAAAATAATCTACTTAGTTGTATACCGTGGTCTAACCTTCTAACACGATTTAAATCATTTCCTCTGTTGTTTTTTAATACAATAATGTCTTCAATCTCTAAATGCCAAAAAGGATAATAAGCTGTTGCTGCCCCACCTCTAATACCCCCTTGAGAACAAGATTTAACAGTACCTTCAAACATTTTTAAGAAAGGTACAATACCTGTATGTACTGCCTCCCCATTTCTAATTTTAGAGTTAATAGCTCTTAATCTGAAATTTAAACCAATACCAGCTCTTTTTGAAATGTATTTACCAACCGCGGTGTTAGAATTAAATATACTATCTAAATCATCAGCAACGTCTATTAAAACACAAGAAGAGTATTGTCTTGTTGGTGTTCTAACTCCAGCAACTATTGGTGTTGGTAATGAGATTTTGTGTGTAGAGATTAGGTCGTAAAATGTTTTTACCATTTTTAATCTATCTTTACTTTCTTTTGTTGCGAATAAAGTCATCGCAATTAACATATACATAAATTGTGGTGTTTCATAAACAATTTCAGTTTTTCTATCTTTAATAAGATATTTGTCAACTAATTGTTGTAAACCAGCATATGTTAATTCTTCATCTCTTTCGTGTTTAATATATGTCTCAATTTTGTCAAAATCATAATCATTATAAAATGATAAGATTTCAGAATCATAAACACCTTTATCTACGTTAGTTTTAACGAAATCTTTAAGTCTAGGGAAATTATTATATGTATTAAAAATTTCTTTCCTTAGAAGATAGTTTAACAATTTACTTGCAACATACTGATAATTAGGTGTTTCCTCAGTTATCATATCCGAAGCTGATTGTATTAAAACTTTATGTATTTGTGTTGTGGTGATACCGTCAAAAAACTGTAAATGTGCGTTCATAGCAACATCCGATGCGCTAACATCGTTGATGCCGTTAACAGCCCAATCTAAAACTTTATTTATTTTATCGTAATTTAGATCCTCTTTTTCACCGTTTCTTTTAACTACTTTTATTTTTCCCATAATTATTTTCTAATTAATTATTATTTTGTTTTTGTAACTCTTTTGCTCGTTGTATTCTTTCACGAGTATGGGTTTCTTTTTTAACTTCTTGATTTTTTTCGTACCCTAAAAATGTTTGGGATGTTTCTGTGTCTATAAAAACTTTTCCATTATCGAAAGTACAGTCTTCAAATACAACACCGTCACGACCAAAACGTGATTTTAAAACAGCTATTGTAGCACGACCAGATTCTTTTTGGGGTAGGGTTCTCGCTATCGACATAATAAAATGTCCTATTTGAGCTTTCTTAATGGAACCACCCATTTGGTCGCCAGTTACAACATCTGCACTGATTGAACTTCTATTACCTTGAACTGCTGTCCAACCAACAAGTTCAAACTCACTTAACATCGATTCAAACCCTCTCATAACATTACCTTCACCTGACCACTCATCACTATATTGTCTAGTTGATTCAACACAGTCAATATAATCTAAAATAATGATATCGGGTTTAAATCCTGTAGAAATTTCATGTCTAACGAAAGATTTAATTGTCTGCATAGTTACACCCTCTGAAGAAAATTTTCTAATTCTCAAATCATTTGTTCTGTTTTGAGTTACTTCTTTGTGTTTTGCTAAGACTTCTTCTTTTCTTTCTGCCAAATCATTTAAATCAACACCTGACCAACAAGCTAAATGTTTTCTCTTAATTACGTCAGGCATATCTTCAAAAACTATTTGTAATACGTTGTACCCAACATTATAAGCTGAATTAGCTATCTTAGTTAAGATTGTTGTTTTACCAACACCGTAAGGTGCTAATATAACTCCAAGTTCACCTCTTGATAGACCTCCATCGGTTAATTGATCGATACCAGTTATTCCCGTAGGAATTGGATGTCTAAAGTTTTTTTCTAAAACTGCCTCAATATTTTCGGTTATAGACGTACCATCATCCTTTTCTGAACCTACTGAAAGTGCTTCTCTTAAAATTTCTGCACAAGTTTCATAATTATCAAACTCCCCGTTATCAACAATCTTGTTGATTTTTTCGTTAGCTTTTTTAAGTTCTTGTTGTCTACAAAAATTTAATGACTTTCCTTGGACAAACTCCCAATCCTCAACCACTAAATTATTAATTTCTTTTAACATAGCGAAAACATAGTCTTGTGTGACTACATCTTTAACTTCAATTCTAACGATTGTTTCTAAAGTATCTATCGTTGGTATCTTTTCGTATTTCTCATAGTAGTCCTTAATTTGGGCTACTATGAGACGAAAATACTCATTATCAAAGTACTTAGCATGTACAATATCAATAATTCTATCAGCAAATTTTTTATTAGCTGGGTGTAGGATTTGGTTTATTAATTCGGATTGAAATTTATAGCCTAGATAACCTAATGTAACACTTTTACCCATTTTTTTATTTTGTATATTCATAAATAGCTGTTAGAATTTTGTTGTTTAGTATTCCACATGGAAATTTTCTTGACCTAAAGTTTCTTGAATTTGGACAATAATTTTAGGGATTAAATCACGAATATCAACACTATATCTAACTCTTTGTGGATAAACATTACCTGTAAATCTTTTATGACCAATAACTTTTTCATCAATTCTAATTTCAAAGTCAAAAATATCTTCTTTATCATAAACTGGTGTTCTGTTTATTTGTTCTTCAGTTTGCTTTTCATAAGCGTTATACTGACCCCACAAATATTCTAAAGATTTTTTCTTTAATTGTCCTTGAACCATATCAACACAATCATTAATACAATAGAGTATATCTAAAGTTTGTGATGATTTAGGGTTAAAATTTTTAACCGCGAAATAACGTTGACAAATAATGTTACCGTTAATACGTAAGATGAATTCAAATTTTTTCATACTTTTTTATTTAATTTGTTTAAAACTGTTTTTTTCTTTTTTTGCTAATTTGATGAATGGATCTAGAAAATTAATATAACCATTTTCACCACCTGGTATGGCGTATATAACACCATCACTAAACATCATTTTTAATACATTTTTATAATCACGACCTTCAGGGTTTAAGGGTAAGTTTATGAGATTTAAAACTTCTTCTTTGGCTTCATCAGTTAAAAGTGGATTATGTAAATCAATTATAATCTTATTTATCTCATAAACATTACCTTTATGGTTACCCTTAGTTTTACCTTCAATAATTGAGTTAAATATCTTTAAATTTTTCTCATCTTTCAAGAGTTTACTCTTATCTATTATTTCGTCAAGAGTAACTTTTCTTTCTTTTATTTCAGGAAAATGTGTTAATAAAGTTAATTCTGTAACGCCATCAACACCTTTAATATTGTCAGTAGAACATCCTTCTATAATTTTAACTAAACCAGCGTTTTCATAAAAATGTTGGAAGTACCAATTGTAGTTACCAACCCCTACTAACACTTTTTTATCAGCCAAGAAAAGAGTTACGTCTTCAGAGATTAGTTGACACAAATCCCTGTCATTGGTATAGATAATAATTTCTTCGGATTTTTTTCTATTTAGAGAATAGAAAGCCAGTAAATCATCAGATTCACAGTCGGGGTGTTCATACTGTCTGAGAAATAATTCTTCAGCGTAAGCTTTAACTTTTAGTTTTTGGATTTCGTAGTTTTCGTCAAAAAACTTAGGTCGATTGTTTTTATATTCAGGATAATAATCCAATCTCAAATAACCACCTCTTTCACCGTCCCACATGATAACAACCTTATCGATGGATAATTCCACCACTAACTTTCTTAAAGTAGTGTAAAATTGGAATATTCCACCAATATGTTGGTCTTTATAGAAGACGTTCTTAGCTCCGTTATATGAACGTTTCATAAGAACGTTTCCATCAATAAGAAGAGTTTTGGTTTTTTCTTTTTTTCTAGTTACCTTGAGTCCCGTCATTACCCATAAAATTAAAGGGTTTAACAATCTTTTTTTCTTCTTGATTTTCAGGTTCTAGAACACCTACTTGGATTAGAAAATTTACATAATCGTTGGTTACTGTTTCACCTCCTAAGTATCTTTCAACACCGTTATGGATAAGCCAATAACTACTCATTTGTTGGTCTAAATTGGTTCCTACTAAGGAATCTTTATTTAATTGTACTAATCTTTCGTAATTAACTTTCATATTATTCTAATCCTTCTAAGTCAATATCTGTTGCTGAACCTTCTAAAGCGAAGTCTTCACCTTCTTGAACATCTAAACCGTTTTTGATAAACATATCAGTCCAATATTCAGAATATTCTTTTTTGTATTTTTCTTCAGCCTCTTTTGTATCTTCAATAAAACCATGTGGTGTTACAATTACCTTACCATCTTCGTAACCAATACCGTTTACGTGGTTTTTAAGAATCGAGATTTTAGTACGGGTAGCAAACTTAATCTTTCTACCATTCTTGGTTGCCATAATCTTATTTGTACCAGCACCTTTTTGATTACCGTAAAGAAAAATCAAAGTACTGTTAAGATAGATAGCTTCCCCACCTTTCATCTTAATTTTTGGTTGGCCCATTGGAGAGTCTGGTAATTCAACCCAAGGTTGGTTAACGAAGACAATAGTATTTGTATACTTATTTGGTTTACCATCTGAGGTTGTTTCTTTTCTTGAAGATGTAATTCTACCGTTTAATCCCATACCGATTTTGTCAGCCAATACAGATGCGTTATGCATCTTACCACCTTTACCATCATAGGTCATTTTACAAGGGATAGAACCAACAGAATCCCAAAAGAATACAATGTCATAAGGGATATCACCTTTTGCTTGTGCATCCAATACTTCATTAATATAATCAGTGATTTGTTCGATATAATCAAAATCATCACGGAAAAGGAAGAATCCGTCCCACTCACCTGGGTTGACTTCTTTAGCATCTAAACCCATTAATTGAGCGTGACTGAAACTCCATTTCTTTTCAGTAATAATAAAAATTGGTAGAATACCATTTTGTTGACACCAAATAGCGGATTTTAATAAACCCGTTGTTTTTCCAGTATCAGAATGCCCCAAGAAAACATTTAAATGTCCTAATGCCGGTCCAGGAACACCTGTTGCCTTTTGAAAGGCCTCACCTAAATCGATAAATCTATCAGCTTTGTATTTAGTTTTTGTACTAAACTTATCCTTCAAACTATCGAGTGAGAATTCTTTTTTACCTATTGCTTTCTTTGTTGTAGACATAGTTTAAATATTAAAATGGCATTTCATCATCATCTTCATCAGCCTCATCAACAACAGGGGCTTTGTATTTAGCACTTGTAGTACCAGTTTCTTTCTTAACGGTTTCTTCACCCTTAGCAACAAACTTTTCAAGTTTTTTATCCCAAACAGGATTTTCACCGTTAGCAATAATTTCTAAATATTCAACAGGAGATGCTTTGTAGATTTCTTTCCAAGACATTGTGTCTTTTACCCAAGCCTTAGCTTTTTCTTTGTTCTCTGTTAACATTGAAGGGTCTTCTGCCATAATAGAAGTAATCTTGGTGTTGTTCTTGTCACCACGACCTAACATCAATGTAAGGTCACGACCTTCTCTACCATCTGCAAGATTTCCTTTTTTAGTGAACAAAGGAATCATTTTATCTAACTCACCTTCACCTTTGTAGTTGTGACGGAAACGCCAGATTTTAACACCGTCTTCTTCTTTAGAACGGTCAATTACACGAACAAGATAAAACTTACCAGCCTTATAGGTTTTAGCAATTTTTTTATCTTCTTCACTACCTGTTGATTTTAAAGCTTTTTCAACTTCACACAATGGACAGGTATCACCATCGTTGTGTTCTCTACAATAAAGTTTTCTCCATTGTCCGTTAACTTGCATAACGTGGAAATAACCTTCTTCAAAAGGTGATGCACCTTCTTTAGTTGGCATCAAACGAATGGTTACTTCACCATTTTTTTCCCCATCTTCTAATCTTGGGTTAAAATACTTTTCGAAAGTTTTCTCTGGAAAACTTGAACCCGAAGAAGAATTTTTGTTCTTTTCATACTGCGACATAATTGCGTCCAATACATTACTCATGATACTTTTGGTTTTTAAAATTAAACATTAATTAATTAACACAATGATAATAAAATTAAACCAATTTGTAAAGCACAAAAAAGAGGTCTTTTGACCTCTTCTCTATTTACTTTTAAAGTTTTCTTTTTTTCTTTTTAGATTCAGGAACAAAAGATTTTTTAATATCAACGTTACTAAAGTCTTTAGCCTCATTTGGGTCTAATTTCCAAACTTTAACTTCACCATCAGGACTTTGAGCATCTGGTTTTCCACCATTAATTTCATAATTATCTTTTAACTTCTCATCATTCCAATAGTCAGTTAATTTAACATTGAATGGGTATGAATCTAAAGAACGTAATTCTAATTTTTCTTTTGGTTTTTGTGATTGAATATCTTTTTTAATAACATTAAGTTCGTTTGCTACGGTATCAATTTTAGATAAAGAATTTTGTAAAGCATCAAACTTAGACATTAAATCAGTAATCATACTTTTACCTTCTTCAGCTGCTTTAACAGCCTTTTCTGAATAACTTTTAGCATCTTCAGATTTTTTAACAATATCTGTTACATCTATTTCTTCAACATCCTCACCAGAATCTTCATCTTCTAATTCGTCTGCCGCACTAAACTCGTCAGCAGTACCAAATTCATCCGATTCTTCACCCTCTTCGGTTTCTTCACCAAATCCACCCTCTTCACCTTCGGTTTCTTCACCAAATCCACCCTCTTCACCTTCGGTTTCTTCACCACCTTCTTCTTCACCACCGAAATCAAAATCAGGATTATCACCACCCTCTTCTTCCGTGTCAGTTTCTTCCTCTTCAGTTTCTTCTTCGTCAGCGTAATCAGTATTATCAGCTAAATAAGAATGTCTATTTCTTAATTCATTTAATGATTCACCACCTTTTTTAGGATTATAACCAAGGAGTTCTCTATATCTTTGTAAAGATTCGTTTAATTCTTTATTTTTCATTTTAGTTTGTGTATTCGTTTAAAAGTTGTCGACCATCGTTAGTGATAATCTTTTTATTTTCTCTTTTAACAATCTCTTCAGGGTTGTTGATTAAACAATCACCTTCTTGACATTCTTGTTGTTTTTTGTTTAAAAAAGAATCTAATTTTGAATTAAGTTCTTTTTCAGATTTTTGTTTATTTCTATCTGTAATCATGACTTCTTTTTATTAATAAATATCAACCCTCAGATAAAAATATTCTCTCAATATTGTTTATTTCAAGATTATCACCTTTTAATAAGATAATTTTATTTTTATATTTATCCCAATCTATTTTATATTCTTTATAATTAACGTTACCACCGAGTCCACTTTCTAACTCTATTAATTTATTTAAAGCATTAATGGTGAAAATAGTATCATTTTTTTTGTGTATCTGAATTGTTTTTGGAAGTTCTTTTTTAATATCAATTTTATTATCAATATCTAAATGTAACTTATATGTTAAGAGTAAATCATCATTTTCTAATTTAAAAAAGAAAATGTTTTCTTTTTTGATGTTAAATCTTCTTTTGATTTTATTTAAGAAATTATCTAAATAATCAGCCTTGAGGAAGGTGGCTAAGAGTAGTATTTTTTGTTGCATCTTTATGTTCTAAATATGGTATATATTTTATATCCAAATA